AACGAAATTACGTCATCAATTGAATGGGTTGGTACTTCTAAGTGACACTGAGCCATGTTTAACTCAATTCGAGGAGTAGCTCCTCCGCCGATCTTAAACAGTAAACCAAAGTCATTAGTAATAGTATCTGTAGATTCTATAATATCTTCAAACAGGTCAGCACTTGAGTCAGTTTCAGCATTTAAGTAACAAGTAAAGCTACCTGAAACAGAACGCGTACCTGTAACATGGCCTAAAGGCTGGTTAACTACGCCTAAAGTTTCTGGCGTAAGGAATGTAATATTATTAGAAATAGTAACATTACCACCTGTCAATACTAAGTCATAAGCAGACTCAAAATTACCAGTGCCCGTACTTGTAGCAGTTAGTGAAGTTAAACGGTTACGTATAAAGTTACCTGTAGACGTAATAGCTTCAGTAACAGTAGCTGTTGGAGCAGTAGCTTCAGTAATTATTTTACCTAAGCCAGACCAATTAATAGTAGCAATACCATCAATATCAAAGTCAAGAGATGCTTCATTTACTACGCACCCTTCTACTTTATAAACTGTCTGCGTGCCTGAACCTGCGCCACCCATTACAAAGTATATGTTTGCTGTACCTAAAGTTGTTTTATTAGAGTTAGCAAAAGTAATATCTAAGTCAGTAGTGTCTGCTGTAAAGCCTGTGAAAGTATTGCTCGCATAAGCTGCGTCGCCTACCATCATAGCCCATAAAACTTCTTCCACTGCGTGGTGGTTTGCTGCATCATCTGCTGCACCAGCACCGCTTCCTGCTGAAACAAATGGACGTGCATAAGTTGCAAAAGACCACTCAGCCGGAGCATAAGAATCTGTAAACATTTGACGAGTTCTGCGAGAGTTGCCCGCGCTATCTGCCATTTCGTTTAAAGTAATTTCTGATGCATTAGTAGCCTGTGAAAAACTAAAACCGTCTAATACAGGAAGCTCCCAGATTGCACTGCCTATTTCAATATAGACTTTCGTGTCGCGGCTAAAATATAATGTATCTGCCATAGTTTTCTCCTATGTAATCTTGAAAAGACTTGATCGTGAACATTTGTTCGTGTCAGTCGTTTCTAATAACGAACCTCTATCAGCATTTCTCCCACGCCGAAAGGTTCAAGTACACCCTCATCAGTATCAATACTGACGATTGTGATCTGTTGTGTATACTGTGAGTTGCCTGTACGATCAGTATACATTAATCGAGAGTTTTCTTCTAATACCGTTTCTACATCTTCTAGTAACTTTTCTAGAGCTATAACAGCATCTTCTTCATTTACATAACAACGTAAAGTAATAGAAAGAAAGCGATCTTTATATCCGCCAGCTTGATAAGTGCGGTTTTCTGTACCAGCATTTAAATGGACGGAAGGGAATTCGTCTACCTCATCCCAGAACTTTAACCGAGGGCTAACTTGGTTAAATAAATTTGTTAGATATTGATTTGTTCCATCAATACCTTTAAGTTTTTCTACAATAGCCTCTACTATAGCCAAACGTCTTGTTGTATATATTCTTTTTGTCATTATTCTCTCCGAGTATAGAACCTGCCGATTGCAAACTCAACTGCAATTTCTCGCATTGATTTGTCTATTAACTTTCTTGGATCTCTGTCTACACTTCCTTGAGCATACCCAGGTTCAAAAGTCTGATAAGGCCCTTTCATATAAGTGTACCCAAAACTTAAAAATCCTTGTGCAGTTGTAGCCGCGTTAACAATCCTAACTGAACTTGCAAACCTACCTGTTCTATAATTAAGTCTAGGGGATCTCATATTTTTAGCAATTTGAGCAGGTAGTTTAGCATTAAGTAATTGTATATACGCTAAAGGAGAGCTGCCTACACTCCTGGCATTGCCAGAGCTATTTTTTACTCTTCTCTTACGAATAGTTATTGGGTTATTTTTACCTCTAGTAACTTTACCGTTTTTTACTTTAAGAGTCGCAGAGGATATTAAACCGTCTATCTTAGTATCTTCTGTTGTTACTGTTACATTTTTTAGTTTTTTAAAAGGATCAGTAGCAGATTTTATAACCTTTTTTCGGGTTGATTCTTTAAGGCTGTCTGATCCTTTTAAATCCTCTATAGCATCTAGTTGTTTGATAGCTCTTTTCAAGCTTTTCTGTACTCTACCTCTAATCTTGGATTCTTTTGCAGCCTGTTTTGAATTTACTATTTGACTCCCTAAAAATATGTCTATATCTCCGGTCTTTGTATTTTTTTCTATATTTAAGGTATTAAACAATCCATATTCTTTTACTTCGTCTACTAAAGAATCAAGAGTGCTTCCTTCTTCGTTTAAAAAGCTAATAATACCTTCATGTATAGCATCATTTATAAAATGTTTTATATTACTAGAAGCTTTTGAGTGCTCTAAGTGAAAAACGCCCCCGGAGTCTTTTGCTCTATATATACCGTCTGGGTTTTTGTCAGTTACTTTTGTCTCTCTGTCTAAAGAGTCCATCTGTAACTCCTTAAGAAAGTCCTTGTAAAATGTATCTAAAAGATTCTTATAAGTTCTTCTAATATAATTAAAGTTATCTTTCTTACCTGAGGCAGAAACTATTACGGTTAAAGTAAAATTCTGCGCAGATTGATTTTTAGCAGTAGAAAGTGTTACTAGTGAGTCCTGTTTATCCGCTATACGTTTAAACTTGGCATGTAAATCTTTCCCTAGCTTTAGTAATCTTTTGTTTACCGACTTGGCAAGCTCTTCACTATGCAAACTTGTTAATAGTTCCTGTAATGTAGTACCTTTGACTTCTTCTTTTAGGTTATTAGAGCTTTGTAGTAAAAGTGCTAAAGTCTTTTCGAGTTTGCTTTTTCTATATGTAAAAGTATGAAGACGCTTATTTGCCTTTTTAGCTCTAAAGTCCTTAGAGCCATCTTTCTTGGATAGTTCTTTATCTAGTTTAGTTAAAAAGGTATGAAGACTTTGCTTGCTCATTAGAAATTCTTATATAAGTCTAATACGCGTTTAATGTGATCAGGGAAGGCAACATTATTAGTTTGTGTAGTACTGCTCTGGTTCTGAACCGAGGCACCTGCTAAGGTTCTACGTTCCTTATGCTCATCTTTTAAATAATATGTAATTAAATCATACACTGCGAGTCTTAAATCTGAAGGTACTTCTGAATACCCTGCGTTATAAGTAACTTTTACGGAGCCTGGGCCTTTCTTCCAATTAGTAGCCTGACCACTCGAAGTTACTCGAAAAATACTATCAGTGACTTCGTCTAAGTAGTAGTCTGAAGACGTTAGTGTTTCATATGCAGATGAGTAATCTGCACGCTCTTCTACACTTATAATATGCCTAACAGGGCTTTCTGTTAGTTGTACCATAGAGGTACCCCAACTAATAGTATACTGTTCTATTTTGTTTTCAGACCAAAAGTCTACGATACTGTTACCGCAATAAGTTTTTACTAATTGACTTACACTTTCTACAAGTGAAGTTAGACGGAGATCATCTTTTACGGATGTTATCCCTTCTGCTTCTTTATATTCTTCTACTGAAACTAAATTTGTCATTCTTATAAACCAATTAGTAAAAACTCAGGGGCGAACCCCTGGGTTTTAATTTACTCTCGACTAAGCTTAAGCTACGTAGTCGATTTTAACACAAGCGCTGTCAGATCCTGCAGGAGCTACTAGCTCTGCGAAACCTAAAGACTGAGTAGCAACGATAACACGACGTTGATTCATTACTTCATAGTCTTGCTCAACAGTTACACCGCGTAAACGTGGGATAACAAAGTTACGTACATTTACTGCGAATGCTGCTGGAGCACCACCTGCAATTGCTGGGAACTCTTCAGATACGACTACTGGAGAACCAAATACCGCACCGATAGTACCAGTTACACGAACTGCTAAATCAGAACCAACTTCATCAATAGTTTGGAAGTTAGCATCGTCTAGTAAGTCATAGTAACCTTTGTGAGATACGATGTAAACGATTTCTGAAGGCATTAAGCCATACTTACCCATTGCTTGACGTGAATCAAGTAATGCAGCAGCAGTTAGTTTAGCAGCATCAGAAATGTCTAATGTACCAGTACCAGTAGCGTGTTGGTCTAAACCATCAATCTTACCAGATACACCGTTAAGGATTGCAGCTTCAACAGAACGAGCGTGTGCGCGTGCAACACCTTCAACTAACATTGGTAATAAGTTAACAAGAACTAACTCGTCTACTTCATTGTCCATGTAAGTTGTAGAGATCAAGCGGTGAGCAGTTAAAGTAACTTGCTTAGGCTGATAAGTGTTATTTGTTGCACCACGGTTTTCTAAGTTACCAGAAGTTGCATTAGTTGCCCAGTCAGCAAGACCAGTATCAACTTGCAATGGTAAAATAGTAGATGCGCCGTTTACTTGAATTTCACGGAACAAAGAAGCAACTTTAAGCTCACGCATGATTTCTTTTTCGATTTGAGCAGAAACTTCCTGATCAATATCACCAGCGTTGGTAGTGTAATCAATACCTGCTTTTTCTTGTAAGTTTTGAGCAAACTGAGTGTTCATGCCTTTTTGAGTCATAACACCTAAGATGTGTGCTTTCATAAACTCGCTGCCCCACTGAGAAATGTTAGACTTCTCTGCACGATCTGCGAATACTTTTTTGCTGTCACGCATTTTTTCGATTTCCTGTGATTTCTCTTCAAGTTGAACTTCAAGAGCTTTCTGAGCTGCTTCCAACTCTAATTGCTTTTCTGCCATTTTAGCTTCCATATCGGCTAAAAGTGCTTTCTTTTCTGCTTCTGCTTCAGCTTTTTGAGTTGCTTCTGCTTGGGCTTTTTCTGAAGCAGCTTTTTCAAGTGCTTTTTCTTCGGCTTGTTTCATAGCGATCTGTGCTGCAGTATCAGCCGCAACTTTCTTCGCAAATGCTTCCAAGTCGATTTCGTTAGTTTTGTTTAAATCAGACATATTTGTCTCCTGTTCTGTAGACTTCTCTACTTCGTCCGGTGCGTCACTAGCTGCGTTTGAAGCTTTGACTTCATCTTCAGCCACTGACTGACTGGCTAGATTAACACTATTGTTATCAATGAAAGTTTTCTTAAATTCTTCGTACTCAGACTCAGAATCAAAGGATTTAGCTAGAGAGAAAGTAGCTGCTTGATTGCAGGGTACGGAAACAACCGATACCT